TTCCGAAAACTCGGATTTCATACCCCGTGATTTTCTGCACCCTTTTTGGAATCGGTGTTCATGACGTTAGTATAGTCCCATAAGTCCCAAATGTCAACACCAAAAGTCTCAAAAGTCAATGTTTGGAGGACTGTACAAAAAATGAAGATTGACTATGTGAATTTTTACAATAATTTTGTAAACCTTTGCAAAGAGAAAGGATTGAAGCCGTCCAGAGCTGGCATCGAGGCAGGCATTCCAAAGCAAACAGTGTCCAACTGGAAAGCCGGTCGCAAGCCGAGTGACACCTATGTCGCACAGTTAGCCGACTACTTCGGCGTACCCGTCTCATACTTCTCCGAGGAAGCCCAGGAAGAAAAAGAAAAAGCCCCGATGCCTATCGACATCGGGGAGGAAAATATTCTTCGGATGTACCGCTCTTTATCTACAGAGGAAAAGGGGGAATTGTACGCCTATGCTCTCTCCCTAAAAGACAAACAGAACGGAGGTAAATAGCATGAAATTAGATTATGACGGATTTATGTTGTATGCGTCTATGCATAACGAGGATGTTCTAAAGGACATTTTGAAATTCACAAGTGAATCTTGGAACGATAGGATCACTCTTTCACAGGATGACATTTCTCTGATTGTGAAGATTTCTCTTGCTTCAACAAAGGCACTTCTTCGTCAGTACCACGAATGAGCAAATTCGCAGACCTGACACCCTCCTTGATAGCCTCAATGATTTCTTCCATAGAAACTACAGGTTTGCTCATATTTTACGCCTCCAAAGATGGTTTTTCGTTGGTTTCATCACTTATTATACCACAATCTGCGGTTTTATCAAGTGGTGGCCGTTTGGACAGCAGATCAGAAAAGAAGCACAGAAGCCTCCGTTTGTTTTCATCTGTTAATGTCCGGTAAACGCTGATAAAGCCCTTTTCGTCCGCTGTCATTTCTACCGCTCCTTTACTTTTTATCATTCTCGAACGCATGTTCGGTTTGCGTGCTAGTTATAACATACTATCTGTCCAATAAAACGGACTAATTAGGGGTTTTCAAAAAATTTTTTGAATTGCCCCGCCACCCGTGCCACAAGGTGACGGGGCTCGCCGCCGGAATGGTGTGTCCCTTACCTTTGGCTAGTATGATAATACTGTTCAGCCGGTGGTGACGTAAAGGTGCATCCGAGTAATTCAGTCGTTTTCAGCGTAATTCGCAGGATTTTTTTCGGAAAGGGCGATCAGCAAATGGAAAAACGGAAAATAATACAACAAATATCGACAATTTGTGATAATCTGCCCACAAAGATGAAATGGGCAAAGGAGGAACAGCACAAAACCAATCAGCAGATTATCGACAGCACCGGGCTAAGTGAATCCATGGTTAAAAAGTTCTTCTCCGGCCACCTGACGGGTCCAAGTATCTATGATGTGACCGCCATCGCCATTGACCTTGGTCTGTCCCTGGATGAGCTGATGGAGCTGTCCCCGCCGAAGCAAGACCAGAGCGCGGAAATCGAACGGCTGAAAACCGAAATTTCACACAAGGAAGAACTTATCTCGGAAAAAGATAACGCCATCTCCCGGCTGGAAGAGCGCAGCCACATGATGGATAAAGAAATATCCGCCGTCCGGGATAACTGGAAGCATGTGACTTATGGAGCCGCAGGGCTTGCGGTTCTGTTCGGCATCTTCCTTATGGTATATGTCTTTCTGGATATGCAAAATCCGAATCTTGGCCTGTTCCAGTCCGGCCACGCCGCGCCGATCGTTTATGTCGCGGCCTTTTCCATTATCGAAACATGCCTGTATATCGTCCGAACTGTGACAAAGCGAAACGCAAAAAGGAGGAACCGCGATGCAAACAATACCAATTGATCTATCGGCTCTTACACCGGAGGAAAGACAGCAGTTTGCGGATAACCCCTCCGTTCTTTCCTCGGACTGCGAGGCGGTCTGCTGCCTGTATATGCGCTACAGTTCCGACCGGCAGACAGAGCAGTCCATCGAAGGGCAGCTCCGGGAGCTGATAGCCTATTGCAAGCACCACAGCTACCGGGTCGCCGCCATTTATGTTGACCGGGCGATTTCCGCCCACGCAAGCATGGACAAGCGTCCAGCGTTCCAGCAGATGCTTTCTGACAGCGCCAGATCGTCATGGAAAACCGTTTTGGTTTACAAGCTGGACAGATTTGCTAGGAACCGGGAAGACAGTGCCATTGCCCGTATGCGGCTCCGTAAGAACGGCTGCAACGTGGAATCTGCGAAAGAGGGCATTTCCAAGAACCCGGAGGGTGTGATTCTGGAAGCCCTGCTGGAAGGCATGGCAGAGTATTATTCTTTGGAGCTGTCCCAAAAAATAACCCGTGGAATGCGGGAATCCGCCATCAAGGGAAATTGTTTGGGCGGTCAAATCCCACTGGGATATAAGATTGAAAATAAAAAGTACGTTATCGACCCCCTAACAGCCCCTTTGGTAAAGGAGGCGTTTTCCCGCTATGGTGACGGGGAAACAGCCGCCTCGATCTGTGCAGACTTCAACGCCAGAGGTTACAGGACAGCAAGCGGCGCAGAATTCAACAAAAGCAGTTTCAAAAACATTTTCCGGAACGAGAAATATATAGGCGTATATAAGTACAAGGAAATGCGGCGGGAGGGCATCATCCCGCGAATTATTGCCGACGATGCGTGGATTGCCGTTCAATCCCGCTTGAAGGACAACGAAGCTGCCCCCGCCCGTGGAAAAGCAAAAGTAGCGTATCTCCTTGCTGGGAAGATTTTCTGCGGTCACTGCGGCGCTCCAATGACAGGTGAGTGCGGGCGCGGGAAATCCGGGAAAATGTACAATTATTACTCCTGCGCGACCCGCAAACATCATAACAGCTGCGAAAAAAAGCCAGTCCCGAAGGACTGGCTGGAAGATGTGGTAGCTCAGGACGCTTTGGACGTACTGACAGACGAAATTATCGAATTTGTGGCAGAGGTAGCCGCCCAGCAGTCAGAGGAAGACATTCAGAAGAATACGCAGATTCCGGTCATACGCAAAAAAATCTCTGAAATTGAAAATAAAATCCACAACCTGACGAAAGCGCTTGAATGCGCTTCCGTTGCGCCGGACGCTATTGTGGAAAGACTTGCCGAATTGGAAGCCCAGAAAAAGGGGCTGGCTACCCAACTATCCGATGAAGAGCGTGGTGTGGTTCCGCTCACAAAGGAATCTGTCGTGGTTTATTTGAAAGCGGTAAGAGAAAATGCGGTTCCGCTGGAAACCCAGAAAGCCATGCTTATTGATATGCTGGTAAATTCCGTCACCGTTTACGATGACGAGCCGGGATTCCTTAAACTTATATACGCCTACCGGCTGACGCAAATTCCCGCGAGGACATATCGCGTGCCCATTTCCGAAAAAGTACCGTGTTCGGATTTTAGGACGCAACCTGCTCCATTGGACGCAAATCCGAACACAATTACCGTTGTGGGAATGGTTTTCATCCAAACCAAAAGACACGCCCTGCCTTGATTGGTAGGGCGTGTTTCTTTATTTTTTATACATCCCCTGCACCACTCCGACGTTCTCCGCCCGCTCAATATCCCGCTTGTGCAGGTACTCATAGACGGCCATCATGGCCGCAGGCGGTTCGCCCTTCTGCTTGCGGTATTCCTCGATGTGGGAAACAACGGCCTTGTGCAGGGCGTTCATGTGGTTCATTTCCTCCCCGCTCAGCCGGTAAAACAGGTCTGCCAGTTCCGGGTCGTCGTGCTTGTATTCCACGGCCAGCTCTGCGTAGGTGTGCGCGTCCTCCAGCTCGTCCTCAATGTGCTCCATCAGCAGTTTGATTTCTTTCATGGCTTACGCCTCCTTTATGTATCTCAGAAGCTTGTCAACCTCTGCCCGGTCAAAGGACAGCTTGCCGACAAACGGGATGTCAAATTCCAGCGGTTTCCGAATCTGCGGGGCAAATGCGTTGTAAAGCGCGTCCTCGTCGATGTTTCCGTCCTCCAATATGTGCATCATTTTGACGGCGGGAATGCTTTCCAGCCTTTCAAAAATCTGCGGCGTTCTCTTGGCGTACAGGGCTACCACCCCGGCGACAACGACGGCTTTCATTTCCGGAAAGTGGGGAAGAACCTCTTGCTCCACATACCGAAGCGCCCCGTTTACAAAACGTTCTTTTGAAACCATAGTTACCTCCGATTATTGTTGGGGCGGCGATTGCCGCCCCGTTTGGATTAGCCAGCAGCGGCAGCAGTGGGCGCAGTCCAGCTGTTCTTTGCGGGCATGGGTTCAGGGCACACATTCCCAATGGGAATGACCGTCTTGGTCAGCCCGGACAGGGTGTTCAGGGCGTTCTGCATACAGCTGAGGTTTGCAGTGATCTGGGCATTGACAACCGCCTGAGCGGAAATCTGCCCCTCAACGCCCCGCAGCCGCCCATCAAGATACTGGTACATTTCCAGAATCTTGCTGTCGGTGTAGGTGTTGGCATCCCGCAGTTTGATGTCGGATTTCAGGGCCGCGATCTCCGCAGCCTGTCCGGCCTCGTAGCGGTTGACAACGTGGTCACCCTCGGAGCAGTTGCCGCCGAAAATGCCACCGTTCGCCATGCCCAGCAGGGTGGAAATGCCGCCGATGTAGCCGCCGATACCGCCCACGCGGTCAGCAGCAGTGAAATTTAGAGACATATAGAAGTCCTCCTTCAAAATATTAGGAGGTGGCCACCTTCTACCTATAGAATAACAAAAATCCCGACGGTAGAATCATCATCTACTCGTCGGGATTTCGTCAATAAATCGTCAATAAATCGTCACGCAGAATCAGAATTTCAGATTTTCAGGGAGCTTGTCGCTGTACTTTCTGCACAATTCGTATTCTATCCGCAACTTTTTAACCGTTCTTGTGATAGTGGCTTGGGACACACAAAACTTGTGGCACTGTTTTGTCTGGCTCCATCCGGCGGCTCGGGTGCGGATGATCTTTTCCTCCAGCGGCGTGAGAATCGCCAGAGAACAGAATTCATCCAGAATCACCCGATTCCACGGGACTTTATCCACTTATCACATCAGTCCTCCTTGGGGGCAATGTAGGTTCTTGCCTGCTTGCTATCGGAGATACCGGCGGTGGTAGGATCATTGACCACGCCCAGAATCACCAGCAGGGCAAACACGGCGTTCACCACGGCCAGAAGCTTATCGCCGATTTCGCCCAAGTCCAGCGTAAAGCCGAACAGGGCGGCTACCGTCTGCACCAGCAGAAGCAGCGCGGGAATCGCGGCCAGCCAGAAGTTCTTGTTTTTGATGCGTACAATCCAGTTAATCATTTTGTTTTCCTCCTTAATTATGCAACGGTATTTTGCGCACTTCCTCCATAACTCTTTTTGCAGAGCCATTCCCGCCAGCGGCGGCGTATGGTTCGTATAAGTAGTCATTGAGGTTTTCATATTCGTCTTTGGTGATGTATCCACGTTCGATGTACTTCATCCCCAGGTAAATGATACGGTCGTGGGCCATTCCCACCAGCAGCCGGGTGTTCGCATCGTTCTTCTTCCGGCGGGCCTCCAAGAATCCCCAGAAGCCCGCCGAACCCACGAACGCCAGCAGAATGGTAATAGCGGTTTTGATCCATTCGCTCAAATGGTTGTCCTCCTGTTTCTCAGCCGTTCCACCGGCTGTACTTCCCGTTGTCCTCGTGAATCCCCCATCCGTACAGCCCCAGACCGCCCCGCCCGGGGATTTTCTCGGCCTGCACCTCCTGGGCTATGGCATACAGCTTCTCCGGGGAGATAGCCCCCGAGAGGTCTACGGCCTGTCCCGTGGTGTGCAGGGAGTTGGATACCCCACCCACCTCGGCGTTGTGCTGCTTGCACCGAACACCGGAATTCACATTCAGGGGAACCCCAGCCCGACGGCGTATCTCATCCGCCATGCGGACGGTTTCCTCTGCGGGTTCTGCTGGGAAGCCGTTGCAGTATTTCCCGCCGCACTGGCACCGGAATTCCTCCCGGGTGAAATGCTGGATACCGTCCCAGAACGTCCCGGTTTTCGGCGCGTCGCTGCTCTCCGGCTTCTCCACCTTTACCGCCGTCCCGGCGATAGCGCCGATGAGCATTTTCTGGGTAGCCGCCCCCGGTATCCCGTCCACGGCAAGCCCGTAGTCGGACTGAAACGCCTGAATAGCCGCTTGGGTATTCCTGCCCTCAATGCCGTCAATCGTGCCGGGAGAATAGCCCAGATAAGTCAACAGGCACTGAATTTGCTTTACCGTCATACGTTCACCTCTTCCCAGCCCTGGGGGTATGCGGACGGCGACCATACATTATTGTCCAACGTGGAGCGGTACACGTTACTGCCCTCCGTGCAGCAGTCGCCCTTATTGTAGGGGCTGGTAGCCATGGCGACGAACGGCAACGCTTTCGCTGGGTCGGTGCTCCAAGCGAACCCCCACTGTGCGGGAAGTTCCTCCGGCTCCTGGGTGTAGATAGTGCTATCATAGGACTGCAACAGCCGCACCACACGGCCAGCAGATGACCGGCACACAAACCCGGCCTTGCGCTCCAGCATGTTTTTGTTTGCGACAGCAGCCTTGAAACTGGGAATGTCGCTATCCGCCGCGTTCAGTTCGGTGCCTGTCATGTCCGGGGCTTTCTCCTGCAAGGCAAGCGCATTCGCCCGCCCCTGAGCATACATGATGCTTTTTCTTTCCTCTTGTGTCACAGGCTGTCAACCCCTTTCTTGTAGGCTTCATCCAGCTCTTTCAGCTGTTCCTCTCCGCCGCTGGCTTTCATTTCGGCGATTTTTGCCAAAATAGCGTTTTTGCGTTCTTCTATGGTCACGCTTTATTCACCCCCAGAGCAGTTTCAATTTCAGACAATGCGGCTTCGTATTCGGCGTTCTTTTTCAACGCCTCTTCCAGCGGGGTGAGGATTTCCTCCCCGTTCCGGTAGAATTTGCCGCCGCTGTAGGTATCGCCAATACCCACGGGGCGGTCTGCGGGGTCGATGAGATTTTCGGTTTCAGGCTCGGAATCGGAACACCACAGTACGTTGATAACTAAACCGTTTTCAATACGTGTCATACTCTTTGCCATTATGCCGCCCCCCTCGTATTGCGGATGACTACGATGCCGGAACCGCCAGTACCAACGGTTCCCTGTCTCGATCCGCCGCCACCAGCGCCCTTGTTTTCGGCGCCGTTACCGGCTGCACCGGCATACGAACCGTCGCCACCACCACCTTCGCCAC